TAATTATAGTTAAAAAGATTAATCTATAATATAACCTATTAGAGATTAATCTTTTTAACTATAATTAATTAAAAAGATTAATCTATAATATAACCTATTAGAGATTAATCTTTTTAATTAATTATAGTTAAAAAGATTAATCTCTAATAGGTTATATTATAGAAAAGTTTGTTTTCATGAGAGAAAACGGTTTATAACACCGTGTATCTAGAATACTAGAAAATTTAGTGTTTGACATTTATAGTCAGAATTTTGATTACAAGGTTGTTGAATAGAATAATAATAAAACAAGATAGTAAAAAGAACAAGATAAGAAGGGAAAAGGATCCGATGCGCAGCTTATTCACACGAATTGCACGTTAAGGTGAAACACCCGTGCTAACAATAACGACTTAGGTTTGAACCTTGGCCACGATTGTTTATCGTAAAGGGCGATATTGCCACTGTAGTAGTGAAAGTATCGGATTGAAGGTCGACAAGAAAACTTGAAAAAGCTTGCACAGAAGTGCGTGATGCAGACAAACAACATTAAAAACAGACGAACAAGTTAATACAGATAAACAGAAAAACAAGTAACAGAAAAGATACGTTGACAAAGAAACCGCGAGGTTACTAGTCAATAGACAAAAGAATACTCCGTGAAGAGCGTTACTTACATATATCTCGAAACACAGACAGTGTTTCCCACATGCACTTAAGGGTGCGCGCAGTTTCGTCCGAGCAGGGTCTCCTGTATTGGGCATAGCCTGGTCTTATTGCACGAGAGGCGAATAAGCTTGCTAAAGGTCAACCAATAGGATGTGCCATTGTGTAGCAGGTCGTTTATTAAACGAGTCCCACAGCCACGACTGCTAGTAGTACGTTACGCGGTTAAGCTACATGCTGAACCAAATTTTCGACCACCACCACTGAAAGAAGAGGTACCAAGGTAGAACTTGAAGAGGGGAAAGGTTGAAAAGGACCATAACGAGAAGGGCGTAGATGAAGACGCCCCAAGGAAGGAAGAAGAGGAAAAAGTTGTAGAAACCTTCTCGACGAAGGACCTGTCCTGCCTTGAAGTATAAGACTCCAAGGATGAATCCACAAAGGAAACGAATAACACAGTCAAAGACAGCGACTGGGTCACGGGTGATTTGGTAGGGAAGGTCTCGCTCAAAGGACTCATCATCACCAAGGTTCATGGGGGGAGGGATGTTTTCGCGATCCTCCGGCTCGCCGTCGCTGTCGTACATGTCGTCTTGGTGTGACCACACGCTGCCTTCATCATCAGTGAAGTCTTGCATGTCCACATCAGCGGCTCCGAACCCCACATCCCAGTCCATCTCAACTTCACCGGGCATAGCGAACCACTTGTCTTCCTGCTTGTCAATCAAGCCCTGGTAGTACAAGTCATAGTCCACTGTGCTCGTGACACCTTGAGCATAGAGCTGGTCATGGAGCTTGTCATAGAAAGCGCGCCCATGGTGAACGGCGAACTTGAGTCCCTCATCCACTTTCTGTTGAAAGAGGAGGAGATCACCCACGTTTGTTCGTCGCTCCCACATGAGTTCACGATGAATGACAATTTCGGGGAGAGGGCAGAGAACAACTCCACCGACACGATCGACAACGAAGGGTCGCTTGAGGAAAGTGAGTTTTGAGATATCATCCACGGGGATGATTTCTCCTGTTTGTTTTGATGCCGGGGTGACGACGTATCCAAGGTGTTTTCCAAGGGAGACAGCAGTGCAACGATTGAAGAAAAGTTTTGTTTGGGCATCTGGGTTCATTATCCCATCATCTCCGTAGGTGAGCAAGCGCACGGTAGCATCAAAGTTGTCCAGAGATGGACGGATGCTAGCGTGCATTTGACCCCACAGGTATGTTGCGAGAACGAACCAAGTTTGAGTGACACAATTGAAGATTGTGGTTCCGGCAAACCCACTCTTGTTACCTTGCGATGAGAGGGAGACGAAGTCTCCGACTATGTGAATTGATTCACGCAAGCTAGCCATGAGTGTGTGTCTGGTCACACGATCCTCATCAGTACCATTGGAGTAGTACTGGTCAGTGAGGGCGAGATAGAATTCAAAGGCTTGTTGGCAGACAGTTCCATCGTAGTTTGAAAAATCGATGTCGAATCCATCCTTTCCCATTTGGGTGAGACCCTCGTAAAACGCTTTCCAGTCCGTTTCCACGTCTGTCCCAACCGCATGGTAGAGTTTGAATCCATAGTTTTTCTGGTACATGGCGAAGAAATGACCAAAGTACCGTCGGATGAGGAGAGTGAATTCCAATCCAGGTTGTTCAAAGACGCGAGTTTTGCCGATCGCCACTTTCTCCCTCTTGAGAAGCTCATCCTTGAGGGATGAGACCCAAAAGGTATTGAGTGGCTTTCCAGCTTTTGCACGCACCTCCGAATTTCCAATGTGGTCGCAGAAAGGTTTGTTATTGTAGATAGGAAGACCCTCAGTTTGAGCGAATTTTGAAAATTTGTAAATGATGCGTCCGGAATCCTCCTTCCGTGCCTCCTCGAAGAATTGGTGCTTGCCATCCTTCACATAGTGTGAAAGATAGCCAGCACTCGTCGAGAGAACAAGGGGGGAGAGGTTTTCGAACCCATTGATTGTTTCTTCCCAGGTCAGAACTCGAGCACCAGTTGCAATTGCATTGATTTTGGGGGCCATATGTTTCCGAATGAGTGAATCAAGGTAAACGGGAAGGGTTCCAATTGCTTTGGGAGCATATTTCTGTGCATTAGAGTAGAGAGGATGGATTTTGGTATCG